CAGCGGGAGGGGGGTATCATCACCCACGGGAGGGGTATGGTCATGGGCGGGAGGGGTGCTGTGGATAACGTACCTGTTTGACAGCATTTGTTGTGGATTGTCGGGGTTGCGTCGGTGGTGGACGGTGATGAAGCCGTGTTCGACGAGTTCTTGGATGGCTCGGTCTACTGAACTTGCGCTGGTGTGTGCGAGTTTCGCTATTCTTGCCCGTCCGGGGTGGCAGCTTCCTGTTTGGTCTGCGTGTCTGCGTAACACTCCGTAGATGCGTACCGAGATGTGACTGATGTTTGCGTACAGGACTGTTTCGGGGATGATCGCAAAGTAGTCTGTTGCACTGATTTCGTATTGCATTTTGCCTCCTACAGCAACCGTGTTGAACGGTTGTGTTCACTGTAGCACCTGTGGTATGATTTCTGCAACTCGGAGGGGTTCGAGTTATGTGTTCACGGATAGAGCGGGTCGTTCACCCACCTCCTAAAAAATAAAGCGGCGTACGGCCTGCTCTCCGTGTATCATGTGATGGATGTCAGGAACAGACCGGTCAGGTAGACGCAACGTACCGTTAGAAGACAAAGCCCGTTTCTGGCAAGCCCGTGCAGCAGGTATCTCCATCAAAGAAGCCTGCAAAATTGCGGGCATCCATTACAACACCGGCCAAAAATGGGATGCGAAACGCCGAAAAATTGAAGCCGATCAAGCTGCTGCGGACCTCGGAGTTAAAAAAGCGAACGCAAACTCTGGTAGGGAACGCCGAGAACTACGATCCGTTATTGACGAAGCCGGTGACCTGCCACCAGTCATCCCGTATGAGCGTCTATCGGAACGAGCAAAACGAGGCTGGGACGACTTCGACTACTTCCGACGCGTCTATCTAGGTCGAGTCCCGTCACCCTGGCAGGTAGACGCAGCATACAAAATTGTTCAACACCTAGAATCCGAAGAAAAAGAATTTCTGGTACTCAACTGTCCACCCGGTGCCGGAAAATCCACCCTTTTTCACGACGTAGCAGTCTGGTGCATCGTAAGGAACCGTGCGATCCGAGTCCTTATCGGCTCAATCTCGCAAACACTAGCGAAACAATACTCTCGTCGTATCCGTGAAACCCTTGAACGGCCTTTTCCGTTAACCGTTGACCCTGAACAAGTGAAGAAAGGGCTGGCGGTAGACGCAGAAGGCTGCCTCGCCCAAGACTACGGCAGGTTCAAACCGTTGGCTTCCGGTTCGTTGTGGCGTGCAGAAGAATTTGTCGTGGAACAGTTCATTCCTGGCGGGCTAGACAACAAAGAACCCACCGTTTCTGCGTACGGTATCGACTCAGAGTTCATCGGTCACCGTGCCGACCTGTGTTTGTTTGACGATGTGGCCTCACCGGAAAACGCCAAAGAATCTGTTGCCCGTGACCGGCTACTGGAACGCTGGGACTCGATGGCTGAGGCACGTTGCGACCCTGGCGGGCTGGTGAATGTAATTGGTCAGAGGCTCGGTCCTGGCGACTTGTACAAACATTGTTTAGACAAAGTGACCTATGACGACATTGAAGAGGATGACGGCGAAGACGCAACCGCAGAAGACTCTTTGGCTGACCCAGTACGCATACCGAAGTACCATCACCTGATTTACAGGGCGTATTACGAAGAGTTGGATACCGGTAAACAGTCCCGCCGTAAGGATGCACCGGCATGGCCGGAAGGTCCTTTGCTTGATCCGGTCAGGTTGCCGTGGAAAGACCTGTCGTTTGTCCGATACAACCAGCCACAAAAATTTCGTGTCGTCTACCAGCAGGAAGACATCGATTTGGATTATCAGCTTGTGGAACGCCCACAGTTGATTGGCGGCATCGCATCAGACGGCGTGGAATATCCGGGCTGTATTGACCGTGACCGTTTCCCAGGAAACATTACTCGTGGGTTGAAACCGCCGTGGGTGTCAATCATTTCGGTTGACCCTTCGCCAGCAAACTTTTGGGGGGTTATTTGGACTATCTATCAGCCCGATCTCGGTTTGTATCACGTTGTCGATATCGAACGCACCAAACTTACAGCAGAAGACCTGCTCGGTTACGATATGTCCACTGGCCGATATACCGGAATTCTTGACGACTGGTGTGACCGTGCCGAAGACATGGGGTATCCGGTGTCACATATCGTTGTTGAGATTAACGCAGCGCAACGGTTTTTGTTGGCACACGATTTTGTGCGACGTTGGCAGGCGTTACGTCAAGTGCTAATCATTCCGCACACCACGTCACGGAACAAGTTGGATGAGAACTTTGGTTTGGAAGCGTTGATCCCTCCGGTTGTCAGGTCGGGTTCGTTGCGGTTGCCTCGAATGTCAGAGAACTGGAAAACGTTGGCGTTGGTGCAAGAGTTGGAAACTTGGACTCGTGATAAGAAAAAGGGGACTGACTTGGCGATGGCGTTGTGGTTTATGTTGTTGCACGCCCCGAAGTTGACGGAACCTAAACGTCCACCTCGCATGTGGCGACCCTCATTTTTGATTGGCACATAATGCCTTGCGAAAATTGTGGAAAAGAATTTGATCCCGTAGCTACTCGTTGGCGATGCCCACACTGCGGATTGAAGCATCACTGCTGTGGATAATGGTATCCTTAGCGTAAGACTGTCAACTATCTTGGAGTGCGCGTGAGGACTATCGAAGACATTGTAGCGATGTACAATCATCGTCGCCGGATACTAGGTCCAGTTCACGACCAAATGCTAAAGGTGCGTGAACTTGCGAAAGGCGACGTGATCGTTCCGTTGAACGAACTAGACAAGAACGCTAAAGCATCTGTTGCCAACCTGTTGTCTGTTGGCCTTGACCAAATGTCAATGCGTGTCGCATCCACAATGCCACACCCGTACTTCCCTCCAATGAAGGAAGGCTCGGAACGTTCTAAAGATTTGGCTTCGCTGCGCCACAAAGCAATGTTGGCGATGTGGGATCAGAACCGGATCAACATGAAGCTCCGGCGACGCGCCCGCCATCTGCTCGGCTACTCAATGTCACCTGTCGTGGTGAAGCCGTGTTTCCGCACGAACGCACCGAAATGGCATTTGCGTAACCCGCTTGACACCTACCCGTCACCGAGCGAAGATCCAGACAACCCTGTCCCAGAGAACGTGATCTTCACCTACCGCAAACCGTACTCGTGGCTTATCCAAATGTACGGTCCGCAGGTTGATGGCCGTCTACGGGTTGGCCGACCAGAACCAGACACTCAGTTCACGTTGCTTGAATATGTTTGCGAGAACGAAATTGTGGTCGGCGTGCTGGGCGCAGAAGACGACCCGTCGCTGAACTACATGGAACGTGCCGGGATGGAAGTGCTTGAACTGGAGCGCATCGTTAACCGTGCCGGTTGCCCCCTAGTAATCATTCCGCAACGCATCACACTTGACACCCCCAGAGGACAGTTCGATGACATGCTCGGAATGTTCTACACCCGTGCGCGTCTGCAAGCATTAACAGAAATCGCTATTGAGCGAGGCATTTTCCCAGACGAATATCTGGTTGCCCGCCCCGGTGAGAACCCTGAAATTATTGCGTTGGCTGACGGCAAACGTGGCGAGCTGGGCATCATCAAGGGTGGCGACCTACAGATCCAACAGGTCAATCCCGGCTACAAAACCGATACTGCTCTTGACCGCATTGAACGGCAGGAACGTTTGGAAGGTGCAATCCCGGCAGAGTTCGGTGGTGAATCTGGCACAAACATTCGTACTGGTCGCCGTGGCGAAAACGTGCTGTCCGCAGTCGTGGACTATCGTGTGCAGGAAGCACAAGACCTGTTTGCATCCTCGCTGTTGGAAGAAGACAAGGTTGCTATCGCAATCGAGAAAGCCTATTTCGGTTCGCAACCCAAATCATTTTTCATGCCGGGACGCGCACAGTCCGGCAAAGTCGATTACACACCAAACAAAATTTGGGAAACCGACTTCCACTACGTTTCATATTCGGCATCCGGTTCCGACGTTAACAACCTGATTATCGGTTTGGGTCAGCGCATGGGTACTGGCATGATGTCAAAAGAATCTGCCCGTGAAGCAGACCCGATGATTAGCGATCCAGAACTAGAGCGTGATCGCATCACCGCCGAAGGAATTGAGGCAGCTTTGTTGGCATCCATACAGCAGCAGGCCGCTAATCCAGAGGGTCCGTACCAGCCCGCCGATCTAGCATCGCTCACTAAGAAAGTGATGTTGGAAAAGAAATCGTTGTTTGACGCTGTTAAAGAAGTTGATGAGGAAGCCCGTGAACGTCAAGCAGCGGAAGTTCCTGCTGGCGCACCTGAAGGTATGCCTGGTTTGGCTATGCCAGGTATGGGTGCTGAGGCACCGATGGCTCCACCACCGGGACAAGGTGGCGGCGGGATTGAAGCTCTACTCGCACAACTCGGAGGCTGACAATGGCTGATTATCCTAATCGTTCTGATCTTAGTAATTCTGCTACGTCTACTGCCCGTTTCACTGGACAAACCTATGGTGAGGGCGCAGCACAAGAAGCATCACAGCAAGCTGTAAGGCCGGGTACATCACCGGCGACTTTGCAGGGACAAGCTGCCGCAGCACAGGCACCTCGCCCCGGCGCATCACCTTTTGGTCGAGCATCTGAACGCCCCACCGAACCGTTGACAGCAGGCGCAGATTTTGGTGCAGGACCCGGAAGTTTGGAAGCAGGAGTTACTCCACGTATTATTCCGCAGGACGATACTGTGATGCGGTTGAGAGAGTTGTACCGGATGTACCCGAATGACGGTTTGCGTATGCTGGTTGAGCGTTACAGCGGAATGTCTATCTGATGCCATATCCTGACGATTTTACTGTTGCTGAAACGAACCAGATTTTCCGTGAGTTACGGGAAATTGATCGTCAGCGCGACCAGTTTCGTGCGACTGCTACACCGCAGTATGCCCAAGCGGTAGGTGCGCTTGTTCAGCATTTGCCTCAGGCCGAGGGTTCTTTGGTAGAACCATTGGGTCGTGCGGTTGCTGATGGTCAAATGTCTTTAGAAGAAGCGCAGTCTCTCGGTTTGGAAACACAGAAACTTGTGTTGAACGATCCGCAAACATATGAGAAGGAACAGCCGAAGGGCGGCTTTTTGTCTCGTATTCAAGACTCAGTTATGGATGTCACCAAGTTTGGTTCAAGGTGGACGTTTGCTGCTGCAAACTTCATTCCGCAAGTTGTAACCAATTTGGGTGCGCGTGCTGTCGCTTCAACTATCGGGGCGAGCGATAAACCGGGCGGGACATATGAACGTCCAGAGACAGGGTTCTTTGACGGCTGGTTTGCATCTACCGATATTGGTGGCATGTTGTCCGGCAAAGATTACGGTGAAGGTTTCTTTATTGGTGAGGACGCGTTGGAGTATCAGCGTGAACAGGCGAAACGTTACCGTGGAACTGTCGGTGACGGAGGCTGGACATTTGGGCGTGGGCTTGCGTCAACGTTTCTTCAGCCAGGTTCAAAAGAGTACAATATTCTGTCTGGTCTGGTTGATGCTGGCGCAGCGATAGCGATTCCGTCTATCCCGTTTGCTAGTCAAATTGGTAAAGGCGCGCGGGTTGTAAAGAATTTTGGTGCGGCTAAAGCAGGTTTGAAAACTCGTTCTTTGGCTGGGTTAGCAGATTTTGGTAACGCCCAGATTATTGCGTCGAAGGTTCCTCGTTGGCTGGATTCTGCTGACGGTCTGAATGTGACAAGGCATCTTGCAGAAGAAGTGAACACTTGGGAAGATGCGCTTGACACGTTCCGTAACAAGTCTGTGTCTAACGAGTTCTTGGATCAGATTATCAATACGACCGATATGTCTGAGATGCGTACTGTGTTGAACGAAAATCTTGGTTTGGCGGGGTTAAGTTCGACGACAGATATCAACATGCGTGCTGTTGACACCATGATGGGCGATCTGGGCAAGTGGGGTATCGGTAAATCTGTTCGTCGGACAAAAGAACGTTTGGGCGCACGAGTTGGCGACAACACTGTGTACCTAGATTTTTCCGACGAGTACGCACGGAATGACAGCATCCGTAAAGTGTTGGACACGATGCGTACGTTGCGTGTTGAAGAGTATGTAGACATGAACGGTGCTACACGCACTAGGGAAGATTTGTTAGGTCGGTTGGCACGAGTTGTCAATTTGCAAGAACCTGAAGAGTTCGCAAACGTCATTGATGAGATTGACCAGATGATTGCATACGGCATCGGTCAAAGCAAACGTGCAGGTCGTAAAGCCATTAAACAAGCCAAAGCGCAAGGGCTTCCGATTGACGAAGCATTAGCTAACGCTAACCAGCAAGCAGCATATTCGATTATGCGTCGTTTCAGATCGCAACAAGGAAACCAGTTGTTTGGTTCTGTCGCAGGTCAACATGGTCAAGGCATGTTGTTCGGGCTTGGACGAAAAACAGAATTTGGTGCGCTTGACGAGTTTGATGATTTGGGTGAAGGAAGCGGTATATTTATTGGTTCTCCTATCCAAGACAACTTGTTGGCAGGGAAACGTACTCTTGCTGACGGCACAGAAGAAACCGGCATGTTCATGGCACCCGACCTTACTGCGGGCGTGTTGGGCGAAGAAGCTGCGCGAGCAGCGAACATCCCTGACATTAGTGCGTTGCGCCGGGAAACATCAAAGATTGCCTGGATGTTCACTAGCAAAGCAAAAGATGCAGGTATCGGTGATCCCAACAAGTTTGTCACAATGTTGGACTTTTTTCAGAACCGTGTTTGGAAAACTGGGACGCTGATGACCGGTGGTTACGCCATCCGTAACATCTCCGAATCTATGGTTCGTTCAGCAATGGCCCCCGGAATCCGAACCGGCCCTACCCATCCGATTGAATGGATTATGGCGATGACAAACCGTCGAGGGTTCGGAACGATTGATGGTTTGAAATGGACTGATGAAGCGTTGACATTGGAAGCATCTAAGATGATGCGAGAATACGCTGAAGCAACTGGTGTCACAATGCGTGAAGCGATGGAGGCCACGTCGTTGCAATACAAGGCGTACCAAACTGGTTCGTGGGCGCAAACAAACCGTGTTGCTAACCCCACTTTGTACCGGCAAGGTATCAAAGATCAGATTCATCTTCTTGGCACCGACCCGATTGTTCGCCAGTTGGCGCAAGGCAAAACGAACGATGAGATCATTGAATGGATGCGAACCACTCAAGAAGGCAAGGGTGCTGTTCGGGCATGGCAGGCACGGTGGTCAAACAAACGTCCAGCAGGTGCAACAGGTAAAGATTTCGATACTCGTGTCATATATGACTTTGTTGGCAAAGACGGCACCCTCAACAAAACAAACCTAGACAAAGGTTTGGATTTGTATTTGGCTGAACGCCTCAACGTGGAAACAGGAAACTTTCAAGAACTGAAAGAAATCGTTGCTACGTTTATAGAAGGCGGTGTGATCCGTAACGCTGACGGCACAACAACAAAAGCGTTCAAGTTTGGTGAACTTGGCGGAGGACGTACCCTTCCGGGGACACCAGAACTGTTGGGCTACGAAAAAGCGTTTGATGATCTAGTTGACCGGCTAGTAAAAGAGAACCCTGAAGCGTTCCCAATGGACGTAAAATATCGGGTACATGCTGATGGTGCAGGGCTAACAGGTTCACGGCTGTCTGACCATTCACAAATGATGAAAGGGTTCAACGACGTAACCCAACACTTCTTCACCAGCGTGTTCGGCAAAAAAGAAGCGTTCCTGAACCGTTCGCCTGCGTTCCGCAAGTTCTATTACAAGCAAGTAGAAAACTTGTTGTCTCGCATGGACGCTACCGAAGCACAGAAAATTGTGGCGAAAGTTCGTGAAGGTTATGCAGATGAACTCAGCGAAACGTACAGAACGTTGAAAGGTTTGAAACCGTTAGAAGACGGCACATTCCAACTCGGTTCAGAAATCGTGGACGAACTCGAATACGTTTCCCGATTGAACGCCGCTAAAGCCGCCCGTGAAGCAGCGTTAGAAAGCGTTCCCGATCAGTGGGCGCGACGCTATCTAGGTGGCGGTTCAATGAAAGAACGTATCACCAAAGATTCTTTGTGGGATGACATCAAAGCTCGTGCGGCAGGAGAAACTCAGCCGGTAGGTGCAACACTTACAGCCGAGGAAGTGTCGTTGGCTTCACGCGCATATGCGATGGAGGAAACAAAGAAACTTTTTTACGATGCGTCTGAGCGTTCCAACTTGGGTGACATCATGCGTATCGTGTCGCCGTTCGGTTCCGCGTGGGCTGAAGTGATGAAAGCATGGTATACGCAGGTGTTGCGTAACCCGAACCGTTTGAAGAACATGAGTGTCACCTTCCGTGGGGTACGGGACATGGACCCAGATGGGGACGGTAAGGGTTTTATTTATACCGACCCCGTGTCTGGCGAGATGGTGTTTAATTATCCGTTTGTTCCTGGCATGTCGTCACTCATTTTTGGTGCGGCTGGCGGTTTAGCAGCACAAACCGTGTTAGGTCGTTCACCTTTAGGTATGGCCGGTTCTGGTGCGCTTGGCGTGTTGGGTGGCGGTATTGCTGGTGCGAAGGTTGGTGCAACAGCGGAACAGAACGGTATTTCTGCAACGTTGTCTGCCCCAGTGAAATCAGCAAATATGGCACTGAACGTGTTGCCTTCGGTCGGTCCAGTTATTCAAATTGCGGCCAACGCTATTCTGCCGGACAAACCACAGTATGACGATTTGCGTAGTTTCTTGATGCCATACGGAACGGTTGAACCCACCCCTGGCGGTCTGGCCGAACAAATCACACCGTCGTGGTTAAAGAAAATGATTGAGGCCATTAGCGCAGATCCAGAAAACGACCGCATGTTTGGCGATATGTACATGGATTCGTACAAAGCGTTGGTTGCGTCAGGACAGTTTGACATGAACAACTCTGATGACGTGATTGAAATTGAGCAACGGGCGAAGGCGACAGCGCGTTCTTTGCTGATGTTGCGTTCTATCGGACAGTTTGTTGGGCCTGCTCGACCTGATGTGCTGTTGAATGTGCCAACAAAGTTTGAGGGCAAAATCACGTTGAACGATGTCAACTATCTTGTTGAGGACGGCAACGTCCCGAACAATGTGTTGGCGAAGGTGTACCGCATGTTTGCCGATCAGGATTATGACACTGCGGTTGAGCGGTTCATTGAAACGTTTGGTGATAACACGATGATGTATATAGTTGGTAATACAACTGCGGTCAGTCGTGGTTTGGATGCGTCTAAAGAATTTGGTGATTGGGAACGAGAAAACTCTGACTTCGCAACTGTTGCCCCAAACGTATACGGCTACTTTGCTGATGTCGGCTCAGAGTTTGATATGGAAACCTATCTGCGCCAGTTGCGTACTGGTGAGCGTGAACGTCGCACCGATCCAAAAGAAGCGTACCGTGAAGCAGAAGCAGTTGTCGGTCGAGCGATGTACCGTCACGCTGTAACTGCTGCCGGTTCAAACCCGAGCGGTCCCCGCAAGGAAGCGTTGCGTAACTACAAAGTGTATCTGCGTGAAATTTTGCCAGGGTATGCGTTCCAGCCGTACGACGTTCAAGAACGTGGCCGTGTGATCGCAGAACTGCAACAAGCAACAGTTTATGCGGCATCTAAGGAGAACCCTTCAAATATTGCGAAGGCTGCATCAACCTATTTTGATTACCGTGAAAAAGCGATTGAGGTTGCTAACGCCCGCCGAGGTCAGGAAGCGATGGCGAACCCGTTGGCTGGCGACGTTAACGCCGATTTGCGGTTGCTGTTACGCAACGTTGGTGAACTGCTCGTCACGAGGTACCCAGAATTTGAGAGAATGTATAGCAGAGAATTGTTCAACGAGATTGATTTGGATGCGTAATTATGGCTGATGAAAACGAAACCGCAACCGACATCGGTGGTCCAATCATGGGATTTGAAGAACTGTTGGCGCTGTTGCCGATTGATGATCTTCCCAGATCCATTGAACGTCTTGTGTACGACGCACAAACTGGCAAACGCACTTTGTCTGATGCGCCAGGTTTGGTTGATGCTAACGGAATTATTCAGACCAGACGGACTGGTGTGGGAGCAGACGCAACTGAAACACCGTATTATTACGACTTGACTCGTGACCCGCAGGCGGCGTACAACTCGATGGCCCCTGAGCAACGGCAGGTTATTTTGGACGCGTTAGATGCTCGTGGTGTTCCGACGGGAACTTGGCAACAGAATGTGCGTGCGTTTGAGTTGTTGTATTCGGAAGCTAACCGGTTCGGTAAGACAGCGGGTGTGATGTTTGCTGACATTTTAGAGAAGGTTCCCGAAAATAAAACTGGGAATGTTCGGGTTGCGCCGACTCGTGTTACGTCGTCTTCTGATTTGCGTCAGGTCATTAAGGGTGTTGCTCGTCAGATGACTGGTCGTGATATTGCTGACGAGTTGGCTGATCGTTGGGTTCAGTCGTTTCAGCAGGAGCAAGCAAATTTCCAAAGCCAGTATGCTGCTCAGTCTGGTGGGACGATTCAAAACATGGCTTCGCCTGATGTTTCTGCCCAGTCGTTTATTGAGCAGTATGCGGGTGATGAAGTTAAGGCTAATGATTTCATGAGTTACTTTGATGTGTTGGGTCAGAGTTTGGGGAGCAGATTGTAATGGCGATAGGAAAACTAACTCCTAGCGAAATGAAATCGTTGAAGGCGGTTCTTTCGCCGGTTGCGTATGAATTTTTGAGAAGCGGCAACTACCCTAAAGTGGCAACGTTAGGTGCCGGATTTTTGTCTGCCGGTCAACGCCAACTGCTTACCCGTTTTGCAGAGAACCCCTCTTCCGTGACGGGGGATCAATTAACTCAGTTCACTAAAGAGCGCATTGATTCGCAATCTGTTGTTGATGTTTTTGGCACAATCGTCTACAACAGGCGTACCGCAGGTGAGGAATCTGCTCGGACAGCCCCGACTCCTTCTAAGGATAAAGAACCTAATGTCCCGTTGCCTGCCGGACAGATTTATTCTTGGGACTCAAACCGCAAATTGTGGACAGTTGTGGGTTCTCCCGGTTCTGGTAAAGCACAACAGTTGATCCGCTATGTGAACCAGTACGGTGAAACCGTTGACGAAACCGGCAAACGGATTGAGCAACCACCAACAGGCTTTGGTGCTGAAGGCGGGACACTTGCTGCTGGCGCAGAAACAGGAAGAGCCGCAATCGAAGTTGACGCAGGCGCGCCATCGACCGCAGCAGATGCCGTAGATCAGGCTGCGTTAGCACAAGCAGAATTTATTGGGGACACAACTACGACTGGTCCCAACTTCCCACGGAGAGGTGGCGTAGACGCTGAGGCTGGTGTTACACCCGTTGATACTGGTGGTGATAGCGATGGCGGTGTTGCTGGTGGAGTAACAGACGTATCTGAAGAACCAGCAGACAGCAACATCCCAGAAGACTGGCGAGAAGCCGCACGAGAAATGTACCCACAGTATTACGCCATCGTTCGTAACATCCCAGAAATCGCACAACTCCTAGAAAAAGCAATCAACGAAAGTTACACGCCCCAAAAGTTTCAGGCAGAACTAGAACAAACCAACTGGTATCTACAAACCTCTGGCTCTGCACGAGAATGGCAAATCAACAGCGAACGTGACCCTGCCTCAGCGCAACGAAAAATTGATGAACAAATCGTTGTCGTAAGAGACTTGGCGCAAAGCTCATTCGGCGTACGACTATCTGACGAACGGCTTACTCAACTAGCAACAGACAGTTTGCGTTTCGGCTGGTCTAACCGTTTCCTACAGAACGCTATCGGTGACGTAGCAACAACCTCGACCACAGGTATCTCGCAACTGCGGGAAGGCTACATCGGCCAACAGTTACGTCAAACCGCTAACGACTACGGCATTTCGGTGTCTGACGCAACGTTCAACAAATGGGTAAACAGTGTCGCAGTCGGCCAAGAATCAACCGCAACATTTCAGGATTACGCAAAAGTACAAGCCAAAAATTTGTTCCCGTCAATCTCTGACCGTATTGACGCAGGCGAAACATTCCAAAACATCATTGATCCGTACCGGGAAAGCGCAGCATCGCTCCTAGAAATTGACGGTGGCACGATTGATTTCAAACAGCCCGACTGGATTAAAGCCGTCACATACATGGATGACAAAGGCGAGCAACGTCCAATGTCGTTCACTGAATGGAATGATTATGTGCGTCAGAACCGGTCGTTCGGATACGAATACACTGAACAGGCGCAACAACGCGCATATCAGGTAGCGAACTCTCTAGCCAATCTGTTTGGGAAGGTGTAGCCATGAGCATGACAGAAACTCAACAGTCAGCGTTTGACATCATCAATGATTTGTTAGACAGCTACGGACTTACAGGTCTGTCAGGTTTCGTTAGCAACTACATTCTTGAATACGATGTGATTGACGACAACGTTCTGATGGGTCAGATTCGTCAACAGGATGCTTACAAGGAACGGTTCGCTGCGAACGAGGCACGACGCGAAGCAGGACTTAACGTCCTGTCAGAAGGACAATACATCGCGTTAGAAAACACCTACCGCCAATACCTTCGAGCCTCCGGTCTGCCATCAGGTTTCTATGACAGCAACGAAGATTTCCGAAATCTGATCGCATCTGATGTGTCGCCAGGAGAACTCGCTGAACGAGTCAATCAGGGATACGAAGCAATCCGTTTCGCTGACCCGCAAGTTATCAGCCAAATGCAAGAACTGTACGGTGTCGGTGAAGGTGAACTTGCTGCATACTTCCTTGACCCAGAACGTGCAACTCCGCTACTGTTGAAACAGGCTCGTGCCGCAGAAATCGCTGGTGGTGCTGTGCAGGGTGGCGGCATGTTGACTGCTGCTGAAGCAGAACGCCTCGCACAAGAAGGTGTTACACAACAACAAGCAAGGGCAGGTATGGCTCTGATATCTGAAGGTGAAGCGTTTGGTTTGACCACACAAGAACAACAGGCCGGTGAGCAACAGTCGTCTCGCGAGGAGCAGTTGGGTGCCGTGTTCGGTACTGACCCGCAGGCGGCTCAACGTCAACGTCAACGTGTACGTCGCCGTCAAGCACAGTTTGAGCAGGGTGGCCGTTTCGCAGGTCAAGGCGCAGAAATCACCGGACTACAATAACTTGTGATATGATTGTTCCGATGCCCACGGTGGGCAGGAACCCCGCAAGGGAGAAATAGCAGCGTCACTATCTGCCTCCGGGTGGTGATTGGGCAAAGGAGTGTACATATGGACAGCAACTTCGATGAAGAGCAAGAAGGCAGAAATCCGTTACGCGATCGGATGAGGCAGCTGGAAGCAGAAAATGCTGAACTGAAAGCGCAAGCAGATGCAGCGTCTAGCGCGGCACGAGAGTTGGCGTTCGTCAAAGCAGGTATTGACCCTGAGTTGCCGATCTCCAAGTATTTCGTGAAAGCGTATGACGGTGACCTGTCGGCTGACGCTATCCGTGAAGCAGGTATCGAAGCAGGACTTCTGAAAGACACGCAGGCTGAAAGCATCAGGCAGGAAGCCGGAACGTGGAATCGGACGAACCAGATTGCGGCAGGTTCAGACAGTGAACCTCCTGTCGATTTTGTTCAACGAATTTCGCAAGCAAAGTCTCAAGCAGAAGTTGAAAAGTTGTTGGCCGAAGCCCAAGCACAATCCGAAGCCTTCTAACCGTTAGGGGGCTTCCTCTTTCCGAAAGGTTTGATCCCCAATGGCATATACCCAACAGTCATCAGTATCCGTCGATCAGGCGGCATTTGATCGGCTCGCATATTTTGCGCTCCGTTCAGAACTCCTATTTGACGCTGTAGCAGACGTTCAGCCGACCCAGCAGGCAATGCCTGGTACGTCGGTTACGTTCACGATTTTCAACGATCTTGCTGAAGCAACGTCAACCCTCACCGAAACGTCAGACGTTACTGCTGTTGCGATGAGCGACAGCCAAGTGTCAGTGACCCTCAACGAATATGGTAACGCTGTTGCTACGACCGCTAAGCTGCGTGGCACCTCGTTCCTTGACGTTGACACTGTTGCAGCAAACGTCATCGGTTACAACGCCGGTTCGTCACTTGACACCGTTGTTGCTGACGTGTTGAAGGCTGGTTCCAATGTCGCTTATGGCGGCGGCGGTGCAACCACCCCATCTTCTCGTACCACCGTTGCTGTGGAAGACGAGTTGGAAGCCAACGACATTCGTAAGGCAACCGCACAGTTGCGTGCAGCGAACGTCCCAACGTTCAACGGTTTGTACATGGGATTCATCCACCCGGACGTTTCCTATGACCTCCGTTCAGAGACCGGCGCAGCAGCATGGCGTGACCCACACGTCTATGTTGACACCGACATGATTTACAACGGTGAGATTGGTGCTTTTGAGGGTGTCCGTTTCATTGAGACACCACGCGCACCTATTTTTGCTAACGCATCAGACGGAGCCGGTGGAGCCGGTAACATCGATGTGTACGCAACGATGGTGATGGGCCGTCAGGCTCTCGCTAAGGCACACTCAATCGTTGATGGTAACGGTTCGCTTCCTAAGATTGTCCGTGGTCCTATCACTGACACTCTTGAGCGTTTCCGTCCAATCGGTTGGTACTGGCTCGGTGGTTACGGTCGCTTCCGTGAGGCAAGCCTCCGTCGTATCGAGTCATCGTCCAGCATCGGTGCTAACAGCTGATCTGGTTGACCCTGGTTGCGTTGCCCCCTGCTTCGGCGGGGGGCTTCGCTCTTTCTGGGGTGCTATTATTTAGGGACGACTACTAGGAGTTGACATGAGTATTTCTAATTATGCTGAGAACAAGTTGCTGGATGCGATTTCTGGTACGGCGTTCAGTGTTTCTGCTGCGTATTTGCAGTTGCATACGGGTGATCCGGGTGAGGATGGTACGGCTAATGCGGCTGGTGAGACTACCCGGAAGGCTGTGTCGTTTGGTGCTGCTTCGGGTGGTTCGATGGTTTCGTCTGGGACTGTTGAGTGGACGAATGTTTCTACGTCTGAGACTTATTCGCATTGGTCGTTGTGGGATGCTTTGTCTGCTGGTAATGCGTTGTGGTCTGGGGCGTTGGCTTCGTCTGCTGCTGTGACGGCTGGTGATACGTTTCAGATTACGTCGTTGACGTTGACGTTGGACTGATGGCA